CTCGTACAGGCTCACCACCTCGGCGGCGGAGAGGGCGCGGTTGTAGATGTCCAGCTTACCGACATATCCCACAAAAAAGAAAGTCGCGGTGGACATATTGCCGTGACGCACGGCTGTGCTGGTAATTGTTCCAGCCCAAGTGGGATCAGTTCCTCCGATGGTCGGAGCGGTAAGCGTCTGGCTGACCGCGTTAAAATAGACCGTGAGCGTCGTTCCCGATCGCGTTAGTGTCAAAAGTCCGGTCTTGCCTGCGTTGGCCGCAATGAAGCCGTTGACTCCGCTTGCGCGGTAGTCGCTTCCTGTAGTTCCAAAAAGAACAATATCAAGACCTCCGCCGGTTCCCAGATAGACGCTAAAACTCTGCCCGTTTCCGAAATTACCGATAGAGAAAATGCCTCTGGCAACGGCAGGACTTGAGGCTAAAACCGTGAGCGGAACTGAAACCGTAAAATCTGACGTGCCAATGGCCGATGCCAATGTTGAAGAACTGTTTGTCGTGCCGTCGTACACCAATCCCTGCGCCGCCGCACGCGCCGCGATGGTGGACTTCACGGAGGGGCCGGAGGTGCCAAGGATCAGGTCGGATGCGGTGAGGTTGCCGGTCAGCGTGACGCTCGTGCCGGTCGCCGCTCCGATGTTGGGCGTGACCAGCGTGGGCGTGTTGCTCAACACAACCGAGCCCGTGCCGGTCGAGGTCGTGACGCCGGTCCCACCGTTCGCAACTGCAACTGTTCCGGTCAGTCCGAGAGTGACCGACGTGTCCGCGTTCGTCACCGCGATGTTGGTGCCACCCGTGAGCCGGTTCGCCTTCCAGAGCGAGTTCGTCGCGTCGTACATCAGCAACGATCCCGCGAGCGGAGGCGTCGTGATTTGCACGTTGTGCAGTTCCTCCAGCTCGTAGCCGTTTTGGATCCGAACGTAGAGCTCGCCGTTGCCCATGTTCGCCCTCTCGATGATGCCTACAAAGACGAGATGGTTTGGCGCGTAAGGTTTCGTAGCCGTAAACGTGCCCGCGGTCGCTCCAAGGTACACCGCGTCTCCGTCGTTATACGCGGCAAGGTTTAGTCCATCGACAACGCCTACGCAGGTCACCGTGCCGGTGCCGTTTGGCGCGATGCTTGTGTCGGAGACCACGCCGAACGTTTTGTTGCTCGTCGCGTCGCTCGTATTGTTGGCGAGCTTGACCGAGGGAAAACCGCCGGTCGCGCCGAACAGATACACCACCTGACCCTTCGTGATCGCGACGCTGTCCGCGTTCTTCACGGTCGCGGTCAGCAATTCCTGCGCGCCGCTTGCGTCGATGGTGATCGTGCCTGCGCCGTTCGTGATGGTGACGCCAGTGCCCGCGGTCAGCGTGTTGTTCACGAAGGCCGAGCCGTTGCCAATGAGCAGTTCGCCGTTTTGCGGAACCGCGGTTAGATCAGTAAGCGAGGTCGGACCGCCACCGCCTCCGGTGCCGCGAGCGGCGACCAGAGTCCAGTCGGCCGAGGAGCGCGTCGGGCGCGTCTTGTTTCCGTCGATTGCAGAGGTGTACGAGTCGCCGTTGATCGTGACGAGATCGAGCTTGTTGTAGGTCTCGCCCGCTTGCCACTTGCCGCGAGGATTGAGGCTTTTCGGCTCGGCGAACTCCTTGCGCAGTTGGTCGATCTCGCCCGCACGCGGGAAGCGCGCCAGCTCCGCGGTGACGATGTCCTTGACCGCGCTCGGCAGGCTTGCGGCGTGCTCGGCGATCTTCTGCTCGGCCTGCGCGGCAAGGCGCGTGTTCTCTTCGCGCTCCGCGATAATTGCGTTGTATCGCGCCTGCGTGCTGATTTCCAAACTCTTCGCAAGGTCGGTGATCTTGGCCTCCAGCGCAGCGCCCAGCGCAGCGGTCTTGTCGGAGGTCTGCTTCGTCGTCCAGTCCTCAAGCTCGGCGCGCAGTTGCGGCTCGGTCTCCTCGAACACCTTCTCGACCTCCGCGTTCAGATGCTCGCGCAGTTGCGGCAACTGCTCCACGAGTTGCTTGAGCTCGCTGCGCTGAATGATCGCGAGTTCGATCAGCCGGTCGATCTGGGTCTGGGTATCCATGTTGTGATTCATTTTCCGCTCTTCGGTGCCTTGTCTGATTCAACGATTGCGCCGCGTTCTCCGACCTTCGCGAACTGTCCATCGTGCTGCCTCATGCAGACCGCGGTGCGCTGCTCGGCATCAGGAAACTCGGCGGTCGCGACCGGATCGGCCATGCACCGAGCCATAAAGTCGTCGTGCGTTTCGCCGGCGTTCGGCGTCGGCAGGTCGAACTTCTTCGCCTCGAAGATTTGCGCGGGCGTCTTGCCGAGCACGAACGGTTGAACGTGCGCCGCGCTGCGCTTGTCGAGTTCCTTGCGGTATTGCTCGACCGCGGTCAGCCAGTCGTTCGCGTTCGCGGGCGGTTGCTTGATCGCAAGTTGAATCTCGGTCGCTGCGCTGAACTGAACTTTGTCCGGCTGTGCGCTGTTCTCGGTGCGCTGCTTGTTCAGCCGCTCGACGATCGCGTTTGCCCACGTCCGGCCTTCGTCGCCGCCCCAGCCCTGCCAAGCCTGCCAGCCCTTGCCCTGCTCGGACCACGTTGAGCCCTGCTTGTCCACTTCGTGCCGGTCGAAGTACGCCTTCATGCGCCGCACGGTCTCCTCCGAAAGCGGCTTCTTGTTCTGGATGTCTCGAGCGCGGGCGAGCCCGACCGCGGTCATGCCGCGTTGCGACGGTGGCTTCGAGCCGCGTACCTCGAGCGCCCGGCGGGCGTTCGCGGCCATGCGGTCGTTCGGGACGTACGAGTCCTCGGCGAAGTTGATCGTGATGAGATCGGCGGAATTGTTGACCTGCTCGACGGGAGCGTCGGGCGTTGCGCCCTCGGCGACGTCCGCCGGTGCGTTGTCCACGGTTCCTTTTCCGGTCGTCGCGTTGACCGCATCGACCGACTGCTGCGTGACCTCGGTTCCGAGCGCCGCCGCCATCGAGGGATTCGCCGGCAACTGCTGGGTCGTCATGCGGATCGCCGTCTCCGGGATCTCGTACTTCTGCGCGAGCTCCTTGACGTAAGCCGCCTCCATCGCGATTTGCTCGAGCCGGCCGAAAGCGTCGGTGCCCTGCTCGGCCGCGATCTCTTGCAGCGACTTCGCGCCCTGCCGGTTTTCGTTCATGTTCGCCGACGACTCGCGACCGACGTCGATCGTGATCTTCGGCGGGAATCGCCACTCGCCGCGGGTCGCACGCTTGAGCGCCTGCACCATCGTCTCGCCGGTCTGGAGCGGCGGCGGCGGGATCTGCTCGCGGGCGATCGCGTCGAGGATAACCGCGTTCTTTATCGGATCGAGCACCTTGTCCACGAGGACGCCTTGATGCCGGACGAACACGCGATCAGCCGCGGCGAACTCGGCGCGAACGCTCGGTCCCTTAAAGTCCTGCGTGCCGAACAGCACGCCCTGCGGGATCCCGATGCCGATTGCGATCTCGTGCATGAGGTGTTGCACGAAGCCGGAGAACGCCTGCGACGGACGCGACGGCATGACCTCGATGCGATCCGCCGCGCCAAAGTAGCGGATCATGCCGACCTCGGAGAGTTCGTTTTTCTGCGTGTTCCCGTTCGGCAGCGTGATCGACGGATTCGGCGTAAACAGATTCCGCGGGTTAGCCGCGGCCTTGTCCGAAAACACGAGCGCGGCCTGCTGCGCGGCAAAGCGCACGCCGGTCTTTTCGGCCTCGAGGATCGCGTACAGCATCCGCGCCGAGCGCGAGCACGCATGGAAGTCGGAGACGCCGCGGAACTGATCCGAGCGGAACGGATCGAAGAAGTGACAGAAGTTCGAGGCCGGCACTTCCTCCGGGTCGAAGTAAACTCCGTCGCGGGTGACGCGGTAAATCTGGTACGCGACCGGGCGACCGTACTCGTCCACGATCACGCCTTGGTAATAATTGACCGGCTGCGCCGTAAGCGCGTTCGGGTTGCCGATGCGCGTCGCCGGCACGATCTGGATCTTCAGCTCGTCATCGAGCCGCCGCAGAATGAATCCGAAGTCTCCGTCAACCGGCCGCTCTTCGCACCCGATCTGCACGAGCTTGCGGAACGAGTGCCGGCCACTGACGTCGGCGCGCTTGCACCAGTCGTGAAAGTATTCGTTGACGATGTTGTTGTACGCCCGGTCCCCGGTCATCGCCGAGAACTCTTGCGGCGTGCAATACAGCGAGAACTTGCGCGTGATCTCGCGAGCCTGCGGGAAATTCTCCACGAGGTCGCGTGCCTCCCACATCATCACGATGCGGTCGCGGACGGTCTGCGTGGATTCGCTCGGTTGTCCCCATTGCCGCGGAGCATATAGTCGATCCGTCACCGCCGCGTTGTAAGAAAAAAGCTCCCGCTGGATCCGCGCCTCCAGACGCTTGAGCGCGTAGCTCGGCGCTACGGTCTCGATGGCGCGCTCGAACCAAGGCCGATTCTGGATTACTTTCTGAAAATCAAACGGCGGCGCGTCCATAGTTAGTTACCGTTGAAGCTGACAAAAGTCACCGTATCGGTGTCGCCGTTCGCGTCGTCGATTGCGGCTTGCAGTTGCCCGAGCATCTCGTTCAGCCGACCGAGGTCAGCGCGGGTCACGCTCTTTCCGTTGAGCGAGTAGCTTGTATTAAGCAAGCACGCACGAATCGCCGCGACCGTCTCCGTCTTGAGAGTGGCTAGCGTGCCGGAGTCCAATCCGATGAACGGATTATCGAGGGCCATGCCCTAGCGCATGGCGTAAAAATCTTACACCGCGTCTGCTTTGGGCGTGTAGCGAAGAACGCCCGCAATCGTCGCGATGCAAAGCATCATCGCCGAGGTGTCGAGGCCATGGTTCGGCGCGTTGCTCTTAACCTCTTTCCACTCCCAGACGCCCGGCCGGATCTCGACCTTGTGCTCGCCTTTGATGTGCTCGAGATAGATCGGATTAACGTCCTCGGGCAGTTCCCACTTGAGGTCGCCCTTGCCTTCGAGCGCGAGGCTCAAGATGTCTTTGAACCAGTCGCCGGACCAGTTGTAAAAATAGACGTCGCCGCCGCGATAGTCCGAGATCTGCGGGTCGCTGAACGGATAGTTTACCATCGTGCCAGATGCCTCGTCGCGCATCGTCCAAGTCTTGCGGGCAAAACCCCGCATCCCTCGCCAGCCGAAATCCATGCAGTCCTTGTCAACGTCGCTCGGCCGGTAGCCGCGATCCTGCGCAACGCATCCATCCGCGACGCGGTATCGGAGTTGCAACTCGCGGAGCTGGTCGCGGGTCTCGACGCGGCCGAACCAGAGTTGCCGATAGCGCGGACCCTGCGCGGTTGAGAACGCGCCGACCTCGGCCCACCAATGATCTTGCTGCCGGTCAATCGCGAGGAACCGGATGACCTCGTCCGGGATCGCGGAGCCGTCAGCGTAGGTTCCGACCGTGAAGCCGGACTTCGGCGCGAAGACGTTGACGACCTTTCGCTCGACGATCCACGGCCGCGCCTCGCGCTTTGTGCGAAACTCGACGGTTGGGTTTTCATCGCCGGCGCGGACAAGCGTGTTGCACGCGTTGACCCACTCCTCCGCAAGAAGCCGCATCGGCCGCGAAACAATAGCCTCGACGCGAAACGAGCGCACATCCGCCGGCGCGGATGCGTTCGTCGCGACGTAGCGCCCGGAGCGTTTCCACGCTGCGCGAGTCGCGTCGGAGTCGTCGCTCTCATGCCGGCAAAGCGGACACCGGAAGCGCACGGTTTCGAGCACGCGGGCGACGTCCCACGTCTCGTCATCGCGTCGCGCCTTCGGATCCCAGACGACGCCGCCGGCGATCGCGCCCTTGTCGCCGCGGATCGCGAACGCAGCCGGATGCACGCCGCGGCAATCCGGGCACTCGACAGACCACTCGGCCGCGTGACCTGAGCGGAAGCTGGTGTCTTCCACGTTCCCGGTCTCCGCGTCCATGATCGGCGCTTGGCTGATGTTGTAGATCTTCGAGCGCCCGACCTCCTCGAACTTCGAGACGCGGGCTACGGCATGACCGTAAATCTCCTGCCAGCGCGGGAGCCAGATCTCGTCGTTGATCTTGTAGCGGATCGACTGCGACTGCTGCGTCGAGAGATTCGCCGCGTTGCACGTCAGAAAGAATCCGCCGAAGTAAGTCTCGGTCGTCGTGCGCTGCGGACCCGGCCGAGGCAGCATCCGGGCGACCGGCCGGCATCGTTCGAGTAGCGGGTTCAGCCGCGACTTCGCGTGCCGCTCGACCATTTCGTCGGTCTGCATCGTCCACGATATCGGACCCGGATCGTTGACTATCAGCCACGGAACCCAGATATCCGCGACGAGCGTGCCGCCGACCTGCACGGCCTTGCGGAAGTGAACGCGCCGCACCAGCGGATCGCGCAGCGCGTCGAAGATCGGCAGGAGCCAAGGCGTCAGCCGGGCGTTGAATGGCCCGGGCGTCGCGTAGGACTCGGGCAACGTGACGTGCTTGCGCGCCCAGTCGTAAATCGGCGAGCGGTCCGGCCGCGGAAGCCGGAACGCCGCGAGCGTTTGCTCGGCCTCGATCATGCCGGCGATGCCGGCACCTCCGGTTTCGGGTTCTTCGGCGGACGCCCGCCGAGCTTTCCGTTGCGACGGCAGGCTGCTGTCTTGGCGGCTGACTTAACGCGACCGCCGCGCTGGCCGAGGTGGCGCAGGACGGCGGCAATTTGTTCGGGTGTCGGTGCGGTCATGATGCGCGGCGCACCCAGCCGTCATAAAGCTTGGCGGTGTCTCGTGCCCGACCGCTCGGGCGGCAGATGCCCCAAACTTGCGCCGCCATTACGAAGGAAAGAGAGGCCGCGACCTTGTTTATTTCCTGCGCTGATAGCGGGAGGATCACGGCCATAGTCGAGGTGCCGCGGTATTTCGCCAGCATCCGGTTTCGGATCGTGCCGGCGCTTGCCGGTACGTCGGTGATCGCCTCTGAGACCAACTCAATCGGATTCAGGGCGGTTGCGGTGGTGTCGTTGTTCATCGTGCGTTGAAGAAAACCTAAGCGGTCAGCTTGTACAAGACTTATTTTCAAAAAAAGAGCGCCCCGTTGCCGAGGCGCTCAGGAGGGTCAGCGGGCGATTGCCGCGAGGAGGTCGAACTGCGGCGTGCCTTGCAGGTACGTGACGGAGTCGCGCTCGAAGTAATCGGTTGAAGAATCAGTGTCGTTGTCGGGATTCAACTCGACCGGAAGCCCGCGGTCGTAGGTCTTGGCGTAAATCGTGATCGTGTCGGAGCCGGTGATGTGCGCTTTGCTGCTGCGATAGACCATCGCCGGATAATACTTGCCGGCCGGATCTTTCAGACCGTGCTTGAGGAATCGGACGCCGTTGATGGTGATGCTGGTTTTCATTGTCGTTGGTTTTTTTGGTCGTTGTCGTTGTTGACGTCGCACACCAAAACCGAACCGCTCCGGTTCCTCAAGGAAAATCTTTTGGAAAACGACGACCGCTTTTCCAACCGCTCAGGATTCGTCGTCGCGCTGTTCCGCCAGCGCCTCGCGCTGAAAGGTCGCAATGTTCTCGTCGATCACCTCGCGGATCTCGTCGAGGATCATCCCGCCCTCGACGTTCGCCTCCGCCGCGGACTTGCCGGCGACCCGCGGCCCGAGCTCAACCTCGAGCTTGAGGCGCAGGAGCAGGTCGAGCTTTTGCCCGAGAAGCGCGAGCATCGACTCGACGACTTCGCGGTCGATGACTTCGCCGGACTCGCGCCGGTTCTTTGTACGAGCGAGCTCGATCTGCTCGCGCATCAAGTCGGCCTTGAGTTCCGCGAGGGTCGAGTCCTTCAGCCGCCCGAGCCCGTTCCTGTCGGCC